AGACCGTCAAAATCTTGCCAATCAGACCAGACCCCTAAAGTAACTCCAAGAACCCCTAAAATAACATCTTTGGTTCTAAATTGAAGTCGAAGGTCGTTTTGAATAGTTTTACTAGCATCGTTCCATTTTCTTACTACTCTAAATTCAATGATATTATTACCCGCCATTTAGTTCACCCTTTTGATGGTTGCCTGACGACAGATAAACGTAGACGTTGCGCCGGAAGTATTCACTTTAAGGCCAATCGTTGTCTCCGCAGCAGTTACCACCGTTACTGGAGCAGAGGTACTTAGTACAGTGTTAAACGCAACTGCGTGTGATTTGACTACATGAACAATCGCCTCTGCTGCGGTATCGGATAAAAACGTCAAACGCCCTTTAATTAGAATTGTTGCACCCGGAGTTACTGCTGCTGTTGTGCCCAGTGCTTGAGGCAGTACCAAAACGTTAACAACACCTACCGACAAAGTAACAACCAAGTTAGTAGCTGTTGTTGTGTTAATGACCCGCAGAGATGCCTCAAACTCGTATTCATGACCTGCTACAGTAACTCCGGCAGCAAGAGGAAAAGACTGAACTGTTGTGAGTACAGTCGATGCAGACGCTGTAGGTGTAGTTCTTGTCACAGCGGGGTATGTGGGCACGGTGACTGCGCCGGTTGAGCCGTTGACGCTTTGTACAGGGGCTGCTGCCGCTGCTTCTGCTGAAGTAGTGTACTGAGGGTGGGGGTCTACGGCTGCTTCGTGTGCAGTTCTTGCCGCACTTCCTGTATCAGTGTTAGTAATTACTAGCCCGTCAGGGGTATCTGTAGCGGCTGTACTAATTCCTGTGCCTCCTGTAATAGCAAGAGTATCCGCAGGGACACCTGCGGTTGCTGTACCGGTGTTTCCTGTTACAACAGCAAAGGTATTCTGAGCAACAGCAGTGCTGCTAATTGTAACAGAATCTGTAGTATCATTAGTTGTTATACTAATATTCGCACCCGCAACCAATGTTAAAGTATCGTTGGCTTGGTCAGCAACTACGTTGTTTTGTCCTGTAACAGCAATAGTAGTAAAACTGTTAGCAGCAGGGCCGGTTGGGCCAGTAGCGCCTGTAGCACCTGTAGCACCTGTGTCGCCTTTCAAACCACCATAGGCAAGACTATTCCATGCTGTATTTCCTGTACCAATCTTAAATTTATTTGTGTCGGTTTCATAACCAAGTTCGCCTGCCAGCAATGTAGGATTTGAGGAAGTCCAGTTAGCAGCAGTGTCTCGTCTAAATTGATATTGTGCAAATGCCATTAAGTAGCACCTCCAAAGTTAAGAACAACAGGATTAGTTTGTCCTGTGTTAGAAGCATTTCCGTTGTCAAACTGAACAAGATAGTCTGTTAAAGCATTGCCTCCATCAATAACAGCAGTGCCTTCATTTACAACAGGTTCGTTTTGAGATTGATTTACCCTGTAGCCGCTCATTCAATAAACTCCACAAAATAAGCACTGGTTGTAGTAAATACCAACGTAGGGGCAATTAAATTTGCTCTAGGTTGAATTGTAATACTTGTGCCAGCAGGAATTGTAATTGTCTGTCCGCCATTAATAGTCATTGAAGCTGGAACCAAAGGAGCAGCAGTAGCTGTAATAGACATAATTCGTTTATTAGCTGCCACTACCAAAGTACCGGAAAGACCGGCATTATAGCCCCACGTACCAGACAGATCAGGAGTCTTATTATCAAGGCTAGAAAGACTTGTATTACCTGTTGTCTGGTTAGCGGCGGTGGCTGCTCCATTAAGTGTTCCAAGATTGGCTGTTACTGTTCCTGATACTGCTTGTGTTGTTGGGAAGTTTCCAACGTTTACACTTCCTGTCACAGTAATGCTATCTTGTGCGCTAGACAAATTACGAATGTCCAAATCAGTAGCGGTGACAGGTACTTTTCCACCAGATATATTAAGTAACTCGTCAGGATTATTAGGGTCACCAATAACAGCAATTTGTCGCTCATAGTTGACCCCATCCTTTGGCACTATGACACTAGCAGACGGTATAAATTGTCCATCACCGATATACGGAAGATGTACCGAACTGAGTTGTGCCATAGTGTTACTCCTCTACCATTCCGGTAATATTACCTTCAGCATCTCGTTCTACTTTTTTACGTTTAGATGTTTTAGGTTGGTTTAGTTTCTCACGCTCTAGATCCAACTTAGAGTTCTCAGTACGCTCTTGAATCTCAAGTTGCTTACTGTAGTTCTCAATGTCTTTCTCTTTGAGCATCAATTCAGCCATCTTAGCCCTGCGCTGGAAGATCTTGTCTTCAGGGTCTTCAGGCAAATTAGTGTTAATAGCCTTCAACTCTTCAATCTTCAATTCGTAAGGAATAGCCTGTGTCTCTGCCTGTACCTTCATTGCCTTAGCCTGTGACTCCATTGCCTTGGCTTGATACTCAGCAGCCTGTGCTTTAAACAATTCAATCTGAGCCTGAATCTGTGCCTGCTGCAACTGAGCCTGCATCTGCTGTGCTTGTTGCTGTTCAGGATTAGGTTGAGACATTTGTGACAGAGCCTGTTCCAATTCTTCTTTGTTGGACAGAGAAGAGTTAGACACAATACCTTTCAACACCAGAGGCATAATAGCACTATCAGGGCCGACTGTCTGCAACAGACCAATAAACTGCTGCTGCTCATACTCACGAGCCATGATACCCATCGTAGAGATAGGAACAAACTCCAGAGACTTAGCAGGGAAGTTCTGAGGATCAAATTGCATATAACGATGTGCTGCTTTATACACAAAAGGAATAAGGAAGTCTTCTTGGAAGTTGACCAATGTACGCTTATTCTTCTTGATGATACCTGACAGAGCCATAGACATAGCACCTGACTTGGCATCTCCAGACACAGCAGAAGGCATTCCAGCACTGTCAATAGTACCAGTAGCCATTAACAGCATACGCTCCAGATCCTGTACTGTTTGATAGTTAGCAGGGTCTGTTTGACCAAACTTAACCGGGAACAGAATCTCTTGAGGATTGCCGTTAGTCAGGATAGACTTACCGGGACGTACCTCAAACTTCATACCACGAGGCATCCTAGAAGCATCCATAGCCATCATAGGAGCCGTTGTAAGGGCTAGGTTGTCAAAGTGAGCACGGAGTTGAGCATCAATGGCTTTCTGCATGTTGTAGCCCTTCTCAGCAGTACCACGACCCCAGAAGCGATTAGGCATTGTATCACACTGATAGCCAATCACAGGTCGGTCTTGCATCATGTAGGGGTTACGTTCTGCTTTAAGCAGCACAGAGTCGTTACCGATAACAACAATTGCTTCTACGAGGTCTTCATAGATTTCCTCGCCCATGTCGTCTTTTTCAAACAATTCCTCAACTTCTTCATCGTCATCACCCATGTTAAGCAAGGCAGCAGGAACAAGTCCAAAGTATTTAACCAGTTTAACTTTATCGTCAGAGTAGGTCACAGACTCTTTGGTAGGCTCAAGGTCTTGGTCATCGCTGATAGGATTAATCTCTACGTCACGGTAAACACCAGACTCAATGTTCTCTAACACTTTGTGGATAGAAACATATTCTTCAATACCACAACCAAACGCATCATCAATGGAAGCAGCGTTGGGGTCAATAAAGAAGTTACGGGGATGGACAGGCTTGAGTTCTACTTTAAACCGCTTCTCCTCAACAGTACCAACAGCAACCAGATTGGTCATCTCCAACTTACGGGACTCTGGAGTCTTCTCCATAACCTCAGTAATGATAACCTCACCAATACCTGTACCAAAGACTTCAGCCAGCAGCACAATGTGTTCAATTGCTTTCCTGATCTTGTCTTTCTTGAAGTTGTAGTGCAGTTTCTGACGTACAACAGATGAAGTCTCTGGATCACCAGTAACATCAAAGAATTCACCCTTACCAAACACAGCCTCAGAGATTTCCGATTGACGAGTCTCAATAGCTTGTTGCAGTGCAGGGCTAATCATCTTGCTGCGTTCGCTGTCTCTAATGCGATCCTCTTCAGTCCAAACTCCACGCCAAAGACGCTCGTATTCATCCCACTTATTAGCGTACAGGCTGTCTCGGTGTTCTGTGTAGCGGTCTACACGATTCATAACAAAGGACACAAGTTCAGAGCCTGTGTCGTTGTCTGAATACTCTTTTTCTTCCATATCAATACGCATTGTTAATATCCTATTATATCATCAATCGGTTCCCATTCA